AGCGAAAAGCCAAATCATTCCGCCCCAGCCATTGCCAAAACCATCGCCATCGCGAGACATTAAGGCAACATCAGATGCTGTTAAACCGTTTTCACCCATTTGTATCACCTCATAAAATAATATTGCTAGAAGAAATAATAACCTATTATTTCTACCTTAAACAGAATATTATTTAACCGTGTTGGATTCCTTACACGCTCGACCCTTGGGGTGGTAGAACGTAATAAGTTCAATTAAATCCTTCTAACATAGATTATGTACAAAATGGGGCGTTAAACTATATATATTTTTTTTAATAGATAAAAAAAATAAGTGCGATTTTCATCGCACTTATTTTACCGTTTACCCATTTATATAGCTAAGTATCTCTTGCGAGATAACTTGGAGGCATCTGCTTTAATTTTTTTCTCTTTCTCTTCCTTACATATATATTATAACAGAAATTTCACCAAAAGTCAAATATTAAATTATAATGGTCAAATATTTATTTTAATAATTCTTGTATTAAATTATTTGGGTCAATTCCTTGTTGCTATGCCATTTGTTTGGCTAAATTTTCCCAATTTCCATTACTATTTAATACATCTAAAATAGGCTACATACTAGGATTATTTTGTAAGGCTTGCATTAATATTTGCTATGCGTTTGGTACACCGCGAAGAGAATGCATTATATTACGTACATACTCAATTGATTTACTCAGTTGTTGTTGCTGGAATTGTGGCTGCGGTTGCGGTGCTACGTTTCGCATTTGACTTATTCTACTTGCCATTTATCCATTCCTCCACTGCGCCCAATCGCGCTAAAATACTTTCCATATCTACTGGTTCTGTCTTCTTATGTGGTAATACATCAAAAGGCATTACATTTTTATTACCATTGGCATCAGTACGAATCCACCAAATTATGTCTTCATCCGCATCTGGTAAATAAATCTCACTATTTGGTCCCATAGGAAATTGCCACGCAGCGTTTTCTCCATGTATGGGTTCTGCATGATATACTGGTAAACGCTAAGTTTGATATCCACCCCACATATTTTGATATGGAGTAAATTGAGCCTAGCCTACGACCATATTATTCTAATTTTGATTCTAATTCATCCAACTATTCATCAACCGGTTCCTCCCCATATTTACGACCACACTTGGGGCAGTAGTCGCATTGTCTTAAATTATTTGCTGCATCAAAGAAATATAAGTATTCTTTTTCTTTTTTACGTTTGGAATCCCAACAATAGAAACATCCAAATTCTTCCATAAATACCTCACTTTAATATAGATTCAATTGTTTTTAAGGTTTGCTAAAGGCTATCATAAATCTTTTTTAAATCTGTTTTTGTTATGGTTGTAGCGGTATTTTCACCTAAAAATTTATTCATGACATAACCTTTAATTCCATTATAAGTAACTTCAGACCAAGTTTCAGTTGTGGTGCTAACTTCTAATTTAGTACCATTAGGGATTCGCGCGAGAACCTTAGATGTTGCTATAGGCTCTGCGCGCATATTTAATGTTCCATTATTTGGTGTATTTACAAAAGTCTTCATTCAGCAACACCTTCTACGGCTTTCTGATCAAGATTAAGTTGTTCTACTTGAGCTTCAATCGCCGCACGAATAGTGTCCTCATCAAATGTTAGACCTTTCTTTTCTAATAGTTTCTTTGCTAGATTTAATGCATAGGCTAATTTATCTGCGCCCATTTTCGCGCCGAAGATTTTTTCTGCGGCAAAAACGACTGTCTGGGCGATTCCAGCTAACATAGATAGCTGTTGAGCAGATACATGAGCCTTAATATATGGCCATACAATCATAGTAAAGACACCAGCAAGAATTAGAATAAGACCTAATAAAATTTGAGTAATATTCATAGCGAATACCTCCTTTTTCTTTTATTATAACATATAGAATAATTGATTGTCAAATACTTAATTACTATATTTTTTTACAAAAACAAAATATACGGTGTAATTCTAGCTAGTGCTGCCCTGCGTGCGAAAATAAAATTTCCATAAATTATCTACATAATTAGTATTTTTAGGAAAAAGATAAGTATTCCACGTACTACTAGGTATATATCCTAAATAAAAGACACACGCAACATCACTCTAGGCCCATCCAGTTGGAAGAGTTAATTCTACTATTGTATCAGTGTTTCCTGCTATACTTGAAAATGTCTATGATTTAATATTATAAATACTCGAATGTATTTGAGTATTCAAAGTCCCAACTGTCGTAGCTAAATCATTCAATTCCGTATCAATAGGTTTACTAAAAGTAGTAGAGGCCATTATTCCTCACCACCGTCCGGTAATTCTGGCATGTCACCTATTTGGGTACATGCTAATTGAAAACCATCACTAATACGTAATAAAGTTATAATTGTTAATGGACGTCCATCTGCATTATAACCAGCCTTACAAGCATCACTGTAAGAGCCATACGCGCGTCTACGTGTCTTTTCTAAATCATTATCATAATGACGAGAATCAAAAGAAGCTGGATATCCGGTTAAATTATTATATGCATTAGTTGCATCTACAACTTTCGCATTTACTTCATAAATTTCACGTCTCATATTAATTACCCCCAATAATATTTATATATTAACTATTATCTTTTTTCTTAAATGGAAAAGTTAACCAACAGCGTACAATATTATCTTTAGCCGCCGTTGCATACTAAAATACTTTTATAACATATTTTTTATTATCAGTAGAATCTGGATCAATACTAATAACAAAAGTATTTCCGCCAACTGTACCAGATATAGATCCCGCGGCATTCATTATTACACTAGCACCGGTTGATACTTCTCCATCATATATATAATCACTTAAATCAACAGTGGCTATTGTTTCATATCCACTTGATTGTGTTGAGCTACTTTTTACTGTAAAATTCATACATAAAGAAGCAAAGCATCCACACACTTCTATTTTATGAGTAGACCATGTACTAATTCTTGATAAAGTAGCTGGTGTAAAATTAATATATCCATAGTTTTTAAGTTTATTAATTTGATTATCTAAAGCATTTAAACCGCCAGAATTTACCATAACCAAATCTGTAGAAGTAAATATAGTGCCAGCTGTAATTGCCGCAGCCGCAGTATATAATCCATCTGTAATATCAGTAATTGTACTATTTTTTACAATTACATACTATCCTTTTGCAACATTTTGTGTTGCCGTATTTCCATTAACTACAATACCGACTTCATTTTGTAATGCTGCTATTTTATTATTTAGAATATCAAATTCTGTAGATGTAGTTTCTAAAGGCCTAAAAGCTTTAGCCACCTATTGCATTAATGTTACTGTTACATCTGAAGTACCAGCAACTTCATTACAAGTTAAAGTAATCTCACCAGCAGAAGTAGTAATAGTGATATTGTCACCAAATGTGTCTGGATTTGAACATTCAATTTGAATTGGTTTCATAGTTGCCGTAATAGAAGAATTTTGAGTTGCATGTGTATAGGATCCACTTGTATTTGTTACAGTATCTAATGTAACTGTAAATGGCTATATGCCAGGATCATATAATCGAGACATTGGTATTTTCCTCCATATAATTGATATTAAGCTGTACGTTTCCACATATAAATAGCTACGTTTGCTGGCATACCTGCAGTATGTGTATGGCCTTGGCCGCCACCAGTATTATTCGGAGTCCTGTACCTAACATAATCACTGCCTGAGCCAGTTAATGAATTTTTCCCTAAAGTACCATCTGTTACATGAGCAAGAAAACCATCATATCCCGTTGGATATCCATGTGTATGACTCGGAATTTCATTCACTGTTAATGTATGACTTCCAGTTTCTCCCGCACTATTATATGTTCCACCAGTTTCCGTAGTTGTTGTTTTCAACACATAATCTCCAGTAATAGCTTCCCATGTTCTATTAGTGGTTAAATAGGAAGGCATGGAACTATTAAATGAGATATAAACGCTTCCGATTGGATATAATGCATCTATAACTGTATTAATTGTCGCCGTAGAAACTATTTCTTCACTATTCTTATCTACAATTATTAATTTTAATTCTAAAGAACTACTTGGTAATGAGTTAGTTGTAAACTAATATCCACCAGTTACTTTTTCACCGTCTAAAGCTGCAGTTAAAACAGAG